ACATTTAAGTATGCCACCTTTCTAATATTGGTTGAGTACTTCGTAGAATCGGAAGTAGTCCTAAGTATAGCATAGAATTAAAAACAATTCCACGCTCATTTTTAATCTATAAAGTTATTGTTTATAGTTAGTACTTTTATATAACGAAAGTGTTATAAATAAAATAGTTATCCATACTTGCTACTATGAATGTGACACATTTCAATTTCATTTATATTGACGTGACTTGGTAATGATCCCACCCAGTAAATTGCTTCTGCTAAATCTTCTGCCGTTAATGCTTGATCCCGTTTTTGTTCTTGGGTATCAATAGTTGCTGGACAGATTTCTGTAATCTTAATTCCAAATTGAGGGAACTCAAGTCTCATTGTATCAATCAAACCACGCTCACCTCTTTTGGCATTTGTATAATTTCCTCCACCACGATATGGAACTTTTCCACCAAAAGAAGTAACAAAAATAATGGTTGGAGATTCTGATCTTTCCATACATGGTGCAAATAATTGAGATAAGTACATGGGGCCAGTGACGTTGATGTCGTATGCTTTTCTAAAGTTTTCTGGGGTTTCATTAATAATATAAGTTGGGCCTGAGCCTCCACCAGCATTATTAACCAAAAGATCTAAAGTAATATCTTTGTATTTTTCAAAAAACTCTTCTATTGCTTTAGAGTCTGTAATATCTAAGTTATATACCTCAACATTATCAGATATTAACTCAGACACTTTAGATAGGTTTCTTGAAACAGCAATAACTTTATAGCCATTTTCAGACAGTCGTTTAACTGTTGCTAGCCCTACGCCTTTGCTTGCCCCAGTAACAATAGCAGTTTTCAATTACATGCTCTGACTATTATTAAGCTCCATGTTGTTATGGATCCAGTGACCAGGAACCATATACTTTACACCAGACTTAACTGTGTGTGCTGTGTGGAAATATGGAGCATATGCTGGAAATATCACAACGCTATTTTCTTTAGGTTTTACACCAAAGCTAATTGCTTTGTTTTCAAGTGCGAGATCATAGTCTAGATCTACTGCTGGCGCACCGCTTACCCAACCTTCTGAGCTTGTCCATCCACCATCATAGTCTTTTAACTGAAAAGATATTTCTCCGCCTTCACAATCATCATTTAAATACATAACTAGTGAATATCTCAATGTCTTATCACCATCAAGTTGATCAAAGTGAGCTCCCATAGCCATTCCAGTATTATACTTTTTAATGTTAAATGTTGGGAAAAGTCTTGGCTCATCAAAATCACCTAAAGAAGATGCATAGTCTTTACAGACATTGTATAGCGTAGTCATAATAGCGTCATATATATATTTACTTTTTTCTGCTACTTCTCCAATAAGGTTGTTAATAGCATTGATGTCAAATGTTTTTGTTTCTCCATAGATGAAGGTTTTATCGTTAGAAGATGTCCAAGGGTTCCAAACATTTACACCTGACTCTGTGTATTGCTCAAGAGTGTCTAGCTCTTTCCAGATTTCTTTAAAAGTTTTAAAATTTTCAATTGCGTCAGTATAATAGTATACTTTTGGATCTAGCAGTTCTTTATTCATTTGTTTCTCCCTTAGTATTTATTCTTTTCATAAAATCCTTTTTCTTTAATAAACCCCACCAGTACGTATCTAATTGGGCCAGCACCTACATGCTTAACTCCATGATTATACTCTGCGTTTCCTGGAAAAATAAGCATTGTCCCAGGTTCTGGTTTAAACTCTAGACCATTAATTGGAAAAAATAATTCTCCATCTACATAGTCATTATTTAGATACAGAATAGCAGCATATCTAATTGACGGGTCTGTATCCTGGTCGGTATGAGCTTTTAACTCAACACCTTCCTGCATTCTTTGAATTGTTGCAAAACCACTTAATTCTATTGTATCATCAACAATTTGAACTAAGTTATTTAATCTATCAAATAGATTTTGTTGAAAGGGATACTGTCCTATGTTTAAATTTTTATCTTGCCAGTTTTGAGTTATTTCAAATTTTCCTTCAGCAACTAAATTATCAACATCATATCTTCCAAATTTTTGGAAACAAAAACTTTTTAAGTTAGCATGATATTCTATAAACCATTCTTCATTTGGAGTTGAGTTTATAACTTCAAAAACTTGATCTAGTTCATCTTTAGAAAAAAAATCTTTAACTAAAACAATGTCATCAGTGACTTCTTCAACCTGAAAGTTATTTTCTTTTAATATATCTGTTAAGAAATTAGGCATTGTTTTCCAGATCCTCTACCTTGTATTTATTTCCTTCAGCATCTAGCTTCCAGCCTTCTTTTAAAAGATCTTGCCATTCTGCTCTTTCAATTTCTTGTTTTGCTCTAGTCTCTTTCATTTCTGCAGCCCAGGCATCTCTTAATTCTTGTGGATAAGCATCTTCTTCTCTGTCATCCCAGAAAGATCCAATGGTATATCTTACTCCACTTTCTATTAGGGATACTTCGTGCATATTGCTAAATCCCCCGTCAAAAACAGCAAGCATTCCAACTTCTGGCTTAATTTCTATGTCTTGACCTGGAAACTTAAGTAGTCCTCCTTGAAAATCATCATTAAGATATAGAAAGCCTGCATATCGGCTTCTTGTAAAAGCGCCTGAATTTCCTTCAGCATCTGTATTATCTGAGTGTATTCTTGCGTATGCTCCTGGCTCCCATTTTTGTGTGTGATACCCAATCTTAGAAATTGTTTTTGGGTCAAGGTCATGGACTGAAGCGATTGCCTTTGGCATTGTTTTTTCAATGTCTGAAAATATAGTTGGAGATAGCCCAGCATCAAGCAATTCTTGATCATTGTCTTGTGGAAGTACAGAGGAGTATGACTCATAAAATGAAATAGGCATCCAAGAAATTGCACCGTTATCTGCTTGAGCATCTAAGGCTTGAATCATTTTTTTGCAATCTTCTTTGCTTATAAAGTTTTCATAAATAACTATATCTTTTGTTATTCTTTTTTTATTTTCTAGATTCATTGTATTCTTACTCCATTTTCTATTGTAGTCCTTTGAGGATGTTCTTGTCTAAACTTTTCCTCTAATTCTGGCTGCATATTAGCCCAAACTTCTTTTCCAAATTCTTTTTCTTTTGCATACCATTCATCAGTTCCTTTTTGATATTTTTGCCAATACATTCTTGACAAAATTTTATTTTTATTATATGATGGCATCACTCCATGAAGATATGGCATTCCATCCTCTGTAAGGTAGTCTGGGTGTCCTGATGGAAAAACTAATAAATCTCCTGCTTCTGGTTTGTATTTTACAAGTTTATCTCCCATTGCAAAGTCAATCTCTCCACCCTCATAGTCATCATTAAAATATATTGTACATGTTATAACAAACTTATAACCTGGAGCAGAGCCCTGCTCTCTTTGATAATCTGAATGATATCTCATTCCAACCTGCTCATCAGTAGTACTAATATGATACTTACCTATTGTTCCACCTGTCCATCGCCAAATTGGTACAGTATTTCCATTTTCATCTATAGATGTTTCGTTTAAATCTATATCAATATTATATCTTTTAATGTAGTCTTCAGTAACTAAATGAAAGTTTTCCATCATTTCTATACCAAAATTTTTTTGATCTTCTTTAATCTGTGTTGTTGTTTCTATGGTTTTTAAGTTTCCATATTTATCTGACATAGAAAAATTAGGAATTATTGGATTTAAATAATCTCCAAAAATAGACCATTGTGTCCAAGGGCTAAACAGTCTGTCTTCTGTTTCTGTAAATGAATCTGTTAATACTTTATAAGATTTTGAAACATCTTTAAACATATTCTTATATACAAGAATGTTAGGATATATCTCTATTGCTTCAAGATGTTTGTCATTCATATTAAGGTTGCCTATCTCCTGTATGCTTTGTAATCTCCCAAAAGAATGGGCAAGTAAATCTTAAACCACTTGTAATCTCAGTTACTCCATGAATATAGTTTTTATCCCCTGGGAAAAAGTAAGCAGCACCCTTTTTAGGTTTAAACTGTACGCCCTGTAGTGGGAAGTATAACTCTCCACCTTCATAGTCGTCATTTAAATAAAACAAACTAGAAAGGTCATAGTTAGGAAAATCATTTGGAGTTCCAGCATCTGGTCCTTCATGAAGTTCTTTGTCTGCATGAGGCTTTTGAAATTGCCCAGGAAGCCATTTAACAATAGTTGTCCCAGTTGGAATAACTTCGACCTTATAAAATTCTTCAACAATTGGTTTTAGTCTTTCAAATAGTCCAGCAATTACTGGTGCAATAGTTGGATCATTCTTATTTAGTGTTGGGCTGGTTGCAACCCTGTCTTTCCAATAATCTGAGTCATATGTAACAGTTCCATTTTCATTCATATGGCTTTCAGTTACATCCCAAATTGTTAAAGATTTGGCAGATTTTTCTAGAAATTCTATTTCCTCTAGGGTCATAAAGTTTTCTAGCTCGACAATCATGTCTTTGCTATCTCCAAACCACCCAGATGGAGTTATAGATGGTGTTCGTTTAACTACTGTATATGAGTCTTTGTTTTGTTCCATATTTATATTATATCACCCTTCGTTTTATCTGTTACGCCTAATTTTAATATTTTTACCTCATGAGATCCCTGAGTTTCTTTTTTTTCATTTACCGCATCCCTATACCAATCTGTCCATTTTCCAGTAGAATTTATTTCCTGTGCAGCATTCCCATAGGCAATATTTGCTTCTAATCTTGTTCTATCGTTGTCTTGGTACTTAACAATTTCAATATTTGTACCGTTTAAATTTGACAAAGATATAGGAATAATTGTAGCAACTGGAGTTCCAGCTTTGATAACCACTCTCTTATTTGCTACCTTTGCTTTAATAGCTAAAGGCAGAGGATTGTCATAAAAAGAGGTGCTCATTAATGATGACATTGTTTCAAACTCATCACTAAAATAATTTACTGGATTAATAGTAAAAATACTTACGTCTTTGTCTGTTCTAAAAACTAAACCAGTATTTAAACTTATAGAGGATTGACCTCTTCCAGAATATGCTCCCAATGGGCTGAATATTTCAATACGATTTGGAGTTTGATCATTAACTCCATCCCAAATAAACTCAATATCTTCTACACAAGAAAGACTCCAGCCAATTACGTTTGACTGGGTTACTGGAAAACATCTATAGGCATGGCCTTCTGATGTTACATCCATCCAATCTCTTTTAATTGACATGGGCTGAATGTCAAATAGAGCTCCCTGTGTTTTTTCAACTGAGATATTAAACATTAATCTGCCTCTGCACTATACATTTCTGGAGTATGAAACTTTTTACTGTAATCAAGCATTGTTACAATAGAATACTTGGTTCCAGAAGTTACTGGCATTGCTTGATGAGGATACATAAAATTTGATGGGAAAATAAACAAATCCCCAGCCTCTGCTTTAACCTTTAGATTTTGTAGTCTAAAGAAAAGCTCTCCACCTTCATAATCATCATTAACATATGAGACTAAAGAAACAGTACAATTATAAGAAAACCCATGATCGTGATGTTCCATAAAGTGTTGACCTTGACCATATTTAATAAAATTAAAAGCTTCCCAATATTTTAAATTATGAATATTATACATTCTGCAATAATCTTCTACTGCTGGTAACTTTACATCATAAAGATCTTGCCAAAGTGATTGAAGGTTTAAGCTGACTTGACTTTTATCATTTTCAATATCTGTTTTCTTAAACTTAAAATCATTACAATCTCTATAGTCTGGCATCAGTTGCTTGTAGCCTACATACGCAGGTTGCCAGCTGTACCCAGTAGTGTCTCCCTCTGGTTTAAGATTATCTTCAAGTCTTTTTATTACATCAATTTCTTTTTTAATTACACCCTTGTAACAAAAAATTCCATCGCCAAGGTCTATTTTTTCTGTCCATGTTTCCATTTTATTCTCCTTATTTGTATTCTCGTCTTGACCAAACTTTATTCTTATATACCCCGCCGTCAGGCTGTCTATAAAACTTCATGTTGTTAAACATTTTATCATAAATTTTAGACTGATCTAATATCTCTACTTCACTTTTCCAGTTTTCTCTTTTGAATGGTAAAACTTGTAGGTATGGAGTGCCTGCTGGAATTGTTCCTTCCCAGCCTTCCGCAATAAAAAATGGAAAACTTCCAAGTAGATGAACTTTATCTGAGTCAACAATTCCTGTTGTATTTAAAAATGGTAAATCAAACCTATTCATTGGTGTCATAAATAGCGCACTGTACCCTTCTGGAAGCTCAAGTCCCCAATCTGAACTCCAAGCAAAATGATGTTGATAGAATCCTTTTGGATGCTCAAACTGTGGCATAGGAGGTCTTTCAGTGCAAAAATCTTGGTATTTTTTATCTTCAATTGTTACACCAATAACACCTTGTGCATTTTTAGAAAATACTAAGTCGCAAGGAGTTTTAAAAACATACCCTGTTGAAAATGCATCCATAATTGCAGGGCATGCTTTCCATGTAGGAATTTTTCCATAGTCATCTACTGTGCCTTCTTTTGGAAAAGGGCACGTTTCTTTTGGTGCATTATAATATTCATTATTAATTGGATTTTTTGCAAATCTATCTGCATCTTTATACCATTGTGGAATAATACTTTGTGTTGGTGCTGGAACAGAAACACTATCTTTATCTAACCAAGGTCTAAAAGATCTAAAGATTGCTAACTTATTCATTAATGACTCAATTCATTAATATCTGTCATAACAACAACACAATATTTTGTTCCTGATTTCATTGGCAGCGATGCATGTTCATAAATATAGTTTGAAGGAAATATAGCTATATCACCAACTTTTGGAGTATGAACAAAGCTATCTAATCTTGGAAATTTAATTTCTCCGCCTTCATAGTCATCGTTAATATAAATAACAGCAGAAACTGTACAGTTATATGCTGGGCCATGATCTGCGTGAATATTAAAGTGTGTACCTTCACCTTCATACTTTACAAAGTTAAATGCTTCGTAATATGTAACATTAATTCCCCAATAATGTGCATAATCATCTATGCACATTTTTAACTTTTGGTAGATTTCTTCATGTAAATCAATAAGACTTTCGTTGTGCTCATCTTTTGGTCCAAGATTTTCTTGCTTGTATTTAAAATCTACACAATCTCTTGCTTTTTTAATTGGATTTGGAGAATTTGTTACTGTAGCTTCTGACCACTTATATTTTTTATCTCCAGATAAATTATATTCAAGTGTATCAATATATCTTTCTGAATCGTCTTTGGAAAATACATTGTGATAAATATTTAAACCTAAACCTGGATTACTAACACTAATGTTGTTTTGAGGCATTACTCTTGCAATTCTTGTTAAAGCTGTTTCTGATCTATCTTTAGTAAACCAAGGGTTTTCGTTTTCATCATAGATATTCATAAGATTCCTATCTTTAAATGGTATAACTTTATTATATCATAAAAGCATTAATTAAGTAAAAATATGGCAAGTGCCAGCACTACTATATTTATTAAACCCAACAAGATAGCTGATATTTATTACCATTTTTAACTTCATGCTCTAAATATTCATATCCTGCTGGATGTATAAGAAGTTGTCCAGATTTTGGCTTAATCTTTATGCCTAAATTTACAAACTCTATTTCTCCACCGTCATAATTATCATTAATAAAATACTTAAAAGAAACTGTTCTACCAGTTTCATTTCCATAATTATCTTTCATATTAACTTGCTTAGAGCCATCCTCAGATCTAAAAAAAACAAAAATAGAAAATGCTGGCTTAGGCATATTTTTTTTCTTAAAATAATCTATTGCTGATTCTATAAAAACCTCAGAAGAAGTTTTAGATAAGTCGTGTAAAAATAGATGCCAGCCATCCTCTTGATCTATTTTAGAATCATCTTCTAGATTTACAAATCCAATACTTTTATGTTTTAAACTGAAAGGAAGTGTACTTCTCCATTTAATATCAGTATTCCCCATCTCAGACATATCCTCTAAGCCTTCAATTGTTTCATTTAAATCAATATTTATATCATATAAATATATCCCGTTGGAAATTTCCATTACCATTTGCCAATTGGACAGGTTGCTTCTTCTAGCTTAGTCTTAAGATTCATAAAACAACCACATTTTTTGCATTGTTTGCTTAGTTTAATAAAATGTTCACAACCTTTGCAAATAGAAAGTCTTTCTGCAGCAACCTCATCTAAAGATCTAGGCTTGTTTGGATTTAATAAATCCCATGGTTTTACTGAATCAGTCATAGAACAATTGTAGCATGTCTAAACGTTTTAGTAAATTACTTTTAACCAGGTGTATTATTACATCTGCAACATCTTGGACCAGAGCCACCGCAGTTGGAAAGGGCTACCGAGGCTGCTCCTGATGCTGTGTATCCACTGCCCAGACATTGATTTCCGCAAGAGATTGAGGTTGGTCCAGATATATAAACGTACGCAGAGAACGATGGGAAGAATGGTGGGAAGAATGGTGGGAAGAACGGTGGGAAGAATGGTGGGAAGAATGGTGGGAAGAACGGGAAGAACGGTGGGAAGAATGGTGGGAAGAAAGGTGGGAAGAATGGGAAGAAAGGTGGGAAGAACGGGAAGAAAGGTGGGAAGAAAGGTGGGAAGAAAGGTGGGAAGAACGGGAAGAAAGGTGGGAAGAAAGGTGGGAAGAATGGGAAGAACGGGAAGAACGGTGGGAAGAACGGTGGGAAGAATGGGAAGAACGGGAAGAATGGTGGGAAGAATGGTGGGAAGAAAGGTGGGAAGAATGGGAAGAAAGGTGGGAAGAACGGGAAGAAAGGTGGAAAGAACGGGGGAAAGAACGGAGGAAAAAACGGGGCTAAAGTAGTAATAGATCCAGACGCATCAGATGCAATAGATGTTCCATTGGCATTAGTAGCAGTAATTGTATAAGTTTGTGATGTACCAGCAGTGTCTCCAATAACAATAGGAGAAGTAGCACCAGAACCAGAAGTGCCATCGCTGCCTGATATATTATATCCTGAAATTGTTTTTCCACCTGTTGCTGGTGCTGAGAAAGTAATTGAGTTTTGATTAACTCCAGCAGTTGGGGTTGGTGCAGACATTTTGGCAGGGACTGTTGTTACAGTAACTGAAGAAGATGTTGTTCCTGTTGCGGTGCCAGAAGCATTAGAGGGTCTAACTAAAAATGTATATGCGGTATTTGAAGCAAGACCTTGAAAGGTATAAGAAGCAGTTGCACTGCCTGTTGTAACAGTATATGTAGAGGGGGTAGTTGTAATAGTATAAGATGTTGCTGCTGGAGACAAAGCTGGAAGAGTCCATGCAAGGTTTACAGCGGCTCCTGTACCTGCTGCTGAAGCTGTTGAGGTGGTATTTGCTGTAGCTAAATAAGGACGGGATGTTCCAACATCTGAGGCTGTTAAGCTTGTTACATTTAATGGCTCTAAAAAGTCATTTGATGCAGCTGAACGTTTACCCGTCTTCTTAGCCATTTACCTTTATCCCCTTATTACGCTGTTAGATCGCCGTAAACAACCCAAGTGTTTGCTGCTCTTTTGAAAAGAGTTGCAGTCGACCATTGTGTTCTTAGTTTTAATCCTGGTGTTGAGTTAACTGTTGTTGTTCCTGGGGTTACTGCAGCAATTGTCACTTGTCCCGCTCCAGTTTGAAGAATGTCAATAGATGTTCCGATTGGATAGTTAAGTGTAGCATCTGTTGGGATTGATATTGTTACACCAGTTGCTGAAGAAACTTCAATTAAGGAATCTCTCTCTGTAAGTGCTGACAGAGTATATGCTGCCGTCTTTTGAATAATAGGTGTTCGTGAAGGTACGCCTTCTTTTGTCTGTGTACCATCTGTAAATGCTACGCCAGAAAGTGATGGAGTTGCGACTACTGAAATTTCATTTCCGCTTACAGAAATATTTGTTCCTGCTGTGATTGTTCCTGAACCTGAGAACTGGAATACATCAATGTTATCTGTTCCAACAACAAATGTTGCAGGGTCTGCAACTACCTGAATCCACCCTGTCCCAGCGTTTGTTCCATCTTGTACGAATATGTATGCGCCTGGAATCTCTGATGCTTCATCACAATATGTACAACGAGTAAGAACATAAGGTGTTGAAACAGATCCCATATTTGAGACGTAGTATCTACCATTTTGAGCCTTATTAGTTTGATTCTTTACAAGAATACCTTTTCCAACTGCCCAACCTGATGCGCCACCTGATTCTGCAGGAAATGCTCCATTGGTGTTATGTGTAAGAGTTGCGCCTACACCTGCTGTACCATTATTGTATGTAGCATCAATATTTGCTGTTGTTGCTCCAAGAACCTGTGGCTTTGCAATAACTCCTGATGCTGTATTATCAACATACTGCTTGGTTGCTGCATGCAGTGATGATGATGGATCTGCAGAAAGTGTAAGTGCTCCTATCATGGTTCCACCAGCAAGTGCTAACTTAAGATCAAGTGCTGTTTGTGTAGCAGTAGAAACAGGCTTGTTTGAATCTGCTGTATTGTCAACATTTCCAAGTCCAACATCTGATTTTGTGATTCCAGTAGGTGTATTAATTACTGGAGAGGTTAAAGTTTTATTAGTTAGAGTTTCAGTTTTAGAATCAGTTGACTTAGCATCTAGCTGTGTTTGAATGCTTGAAGTCACACCATCAAGATATCCAATTTCAACATCTGATACGTTAGCAACAGTTGCTTGCTTTCCAGATAGTTGAGTTTGAATTGCTGATGTTACACCATCTAAATATCCAAGTTCGGTTTCAGATATAGTTGATGATGCAGAAATTTTTGTCCAGTCAATTGCTGCTGTTGCACTAATGTCTGCATTTGCGATTGTGCCATCAAGAATCATTGCGCTTGTTACTGTGCCAGAAGGCAAAACTACAGTTCCTGTAAAAGTTGGGGAAGATGATGGTGCTTTAGCATCTAACTGTGTTTGAATAGCTGAAGTAACACCATTTAAATATCCGATTTCAGTATCTGACACATCGGTAACAACTGCTTGCTTATTATTTAGCTGTGTTTGAATAGCAGAGGTTACTCCGTCAACATAATTTAATTCGGTTACAGATAGTGTTGCTCCGTCAAGAATATTTAATTCTGCAGCGGTAGAAGTAAGTCCAGCTAAAAGATTAATTTCAGCTGATGTAGCAGTTACGCCAGCAAGTTTATTTAATTCTGCTGCAGTAGCAGTTACTCCATCAAGAATGTTTAGTTCTGCTGTAGAAGAGGTAACACCATCAAGGATATTTAGTTCGGCTGCTGTTGAAGTTACACCATCTAAAATATTTAATTCTGCTGTAGATGAAGTAATTCCATCAAGAACATTTAACTCTGTAGCTGTTGCTAGAAGAGCAACTGCTTCATTAACATTGGGAGATGTTAAGGTTTTATTGGTTAGTGTTTGTGTACCAGCAAGGGTAGCAAAATCTGCATCTGATAAAGCAGCATTAAACTCTGCAGCTGTTCCAGTTAAAATGTTTGAATTTAAATTAATTGATTTAGTATATAGGGTTTGAGCACCTTGATCAAGAACTACAGTTCCTGTTAAGTCTGGCAGAGTGATAGTTCTATCTGCTGTAGGGTCTCCACCAACTAAACTTGTTTCAAAATCATTTACAGTTGTACCTTCAAATTTAAGTTCATTTTGAAGATTAATTACTGTACTATCTATAGTAGTTGTAGCTCCAGTTATTGTAAGACTTCCTGGGATAGTAACATTTCCGCTACTATCAGATAATACTACAATGCCAGTTGCATCAGGAAATGTAATGGTACGGTCTCCAGTAGGTTCAGCCACTGTAAGAGTTGTCTCATGGTCATTTGCTGTTGCACCTTCAAATGTAATGCTTGAACCAAATGATGGATTTGCTGTTGAATTAGCATCAATAAAGTAATCAAGGTTTATCCAATGATTTGTACCATCACCAATTTTAAATTTGTTTGTATCGGTTTCGTACCCGATTTCTCCTGCGTTTAGGATAGGACCGTTGCCACTGTTCGTAGAGATCCACTGTGCTGCAGTTCCCCTACGCTGTTGCATTCTTGTTGCCATATTTATGTCCTCCCAGACCTTTATCTATTATATCAGATAATTAACTAAAATTATCTAATGGACTTCCGCCGTCGTAACTGTTAATCCAATATGCTGAATCATAAAACCCAGCAATTTCTGTAGATGTAAAGATTGAATCATAAAACCCTGCATCTTGGAATATTGAAACAATTAGTCCAGTTCCATCAATTGCAGTATCATGAATGTGTTGTCTAAGATCAGCGGTATCTGAAAATGTAGCAATCATAATCCAGTCAGTAGCATCTGTAGAGTAAATAGACAAATGTTGTGATACTGTATCAAACCATAATTGTCCGTCTACTGGAGAAACTGGTGCAGTTGACTCAGTAGGAACAATTGGAGCTGCTGATGCAATTAAGCCATCTACATAAAGTTTTGTTACTGCATGTGTATTTTCGGTAGGAGTAGCAACTGTAACAGTTCCTCCAAAAGTACCGCCCTGGGCTACATCTAACCCATTCTTTACCTTAAAGTCTTTATTAACAGTTGCCACTTCTAGCCTCTTTTCCTAATTATGCTTCGATGTAGGTCTTGCTTATTTTAACAGAAGTGTCTGCTGATGCTGCTGTTACTTGAAGAACAACACTGCCAGATCCATCATAGGAAGCATCTGTTGTTCCTAGTTGACCATTGCTTTGTATATTAGCATATTCTGTTACATAAACATTGTTTGATCCATCTACGGCTACAAGAACTTCAATAACCTCAATGTCTCCAGACTTCTTTAACTGAACTACATACTTAGCAGCAGAGTATGCTGATACTGCCCATGCATCAATATTTGTTGCTGAAGTTCCAGCAGTTGCTGTATTAGAACCAATAAGAGCATCTCCAAAAGCAATGGTTGTTGCAGTTGCTGCACCAAGAGTTGGTGTAACAAAAGTTGGGCTAGTAGTAAATGCTACTGTTCCAGAACCTGCTTCATCAGTTAATGCTGCTGCAAGGTTTGCAGAAGATGGTGTAGCAAGGAATGTAGCTACGCCAGTTCCAAGACCAGAAACATCATTTGCAATTCGTACTGTAAGTGTGTTGCTTGCACCATCAATTGTCTTATTTGTAAGAGTTTGTGTTGCAGCTGTTACTAGTGTACCGTTTAAGTAATAGTCCTTACCAGAAGCAAGGTTAAGGTGTTCAGATGAGGTCCATGCATCAGTTGCATCTACCCATGAGAAAGTCTTGTCTGTGGCACCCTTAAGAGTAAGACCACCACCGTCAGCACCTGCATCTGTTGGTGTTGCTACTGAGCCAAGTGTA